AAAACTGGACGCTGGTATTTAGCCATAAGTTGGTTGGCGATAAGACCGGTTAGATTGCGATCCGCAGAAAAAGAATCCAGCTTGATTGCCAGAATTTTATTCTTCAATAAATCTTTTTGCTTGATAATAGCTTCAATAGTCTCAAGCGCAGCATCTCTTGCCTTAGTCTGACGATTTTTGATATTCGTACAATTTCGGCACGCCTGCTCTACGCGAGTTTCTTGCTGACCCTTACAGCCTCTCTTGGTTGAAGGAATTAGCTCATATCCACGATAATCTAACATCGATTCAAACATCAATAACTTTTCCTCTTGGCTACCCATTCGGATAGTAGCATTGACATATGGAGCAACATAGAACGCAATACCAATAGGAGTGATACCGTCCTTTAGCGAATACTGTTGCTTATCAACCATGCCTTTGAAATAAGGATTTCTGATATTTTGTAAGCCACGATGAATTAAATGCTTGGTTTCAAAATCTCTCAAATCCATCATATCGGCAATCATGCCAAGAGCAACCAAATCAAGAAACTGATCGGCATAATCAACATTCATAAGTTCGTCAATATAAGAACAAAACTTATAAACCATGCCGACACCAGAAAGAGATTTAGTTGGATAATCACATAGCTGGTTATTGATAACGCAAGCATATTCGCTAACTTTTTCAGCTTCGTGGTGGTCAATAACCAGAACATCTACTCCACGCTCATGGAGCTTTTTATGTTCTTCATAATCATTTGAACTTGAGTCTGGCGCAATTACCAACTTTACATCAGCTGGAATTGTATTGAGAATAATACCATGTTCTTTACCATTATGGATGCGGTAATAAACATTATTCTGAACATATCCAGGAAATAGGCAGTTCAAATAATTGATTAGTGTTGCCGCTGAAGTGTAACCATCACAGTCGCTATCAATTTGGATTAGGATCTTGTGTCCTTGCGAGATGTGATAAATCAACAGCTTTACACCCTACGCGATATTCGCAATAAGGGAGGGTGCTAAAATGTCTTCATCAGTTGTATTTAGATAATGCTCAATTTTATCGGGTTCAATGCCACGATTTACGAGTACCTGTTCGACCGCAGATAAAACATCCTTGTGCGGGATGCGAGGTACTATTAGTTGATATTCCAAAAGAAATCAACCTCCTTTCATAATCCTTACCACTCCTTAGGATAAAAAAATTCGTAGTGACGAGGACCAAAAGGACAGCAAAGGGTTCGTAAAATTACAAGATAACAAAATTCCTGAGATACACGAGCATCAATCAAAGCATAATTGGCACGAATACCTCTACCGCTTTCATTTGCGGGAGCTACTCTCCAATAATCTCCATTTTCAAATTCAATAAATGAATTACTACGGGAATATATTTCTCTAACTGGATTGATACCTTTCCAAATATATTCATCTCGGACGCATTTTAATTGTCTTACACCATCGCCTGCTCTATCACAGGACCAAATAACACCTTTTATCATTCTTTTTTCCTCGTTCCTGCCCAACGGCGCTTACCAATCTCATGTCCTTCTGGACACATGGTGGCCGCTTCAATATGTATTTCTTTCTCATACTCATAGGGTTCTAGGTAACCCATCAATGGATTGATGCAAGTTGTCTTTTCTTCTTCAAAAAACTTTGTATTACAATCCTTTTTATAGTACCAGCGACCGCATCCACTACACCAGTTACCCTGCGCCTGAACATCAGTTTGAAGTTGAAGTAGCGCATCAAATGAATTAGCAATTACATTCATTCGCTCTTGAATGTCGTCGGGACCATTTTTGAATACTTCTTCTAAAATTAACATTAGAGAATTATCCTTTCTTTGAATAATTGTAAAAATATCTGCGGGCCGCAGTCGATCGGTGAGTCCTTGTATCCTGTAACCATATTCTTATCAAAGATAAAAGAAATTGTAGTAAAGTTCTTATATCTATCTCTTAGTCTGATTAGATTAGTTTTTAGGCGCTTATATTCAGCATCGCCAATTTCCTTGAACTGACGGTCAAAGGCAATGATTACTTCTTCGGCGCCCACATCCAAAAGCATCTGCATCTGGTGCGAAGATACACTTGAACCGCAACACGCAACAGAAATATCATTTTCCAAACCAAAATAAGATTTATATAATAAACAGGATTTCTCACCTTCAAAGATAATAGCCTTTTTCATAAGACTAATATTATCTTTACTAAAATTGAAATTATATAAGTTCATGCCAAGAGGATGATTATATAATACTTTATTGATTTTTAGAGGTCTATACTTACCATACAACTCGCCCTCTTCTGCGCATACAGTTCGTCCGCGCAAACCAACAAATCTTCCATCCTTATCAAAGTGCGGGATGGTTATTTGATCTCCTCCTGGATAAAAACCAATGCGAGCTTGGTCTAATGCGGCCTGGGAAATACCCTCCCGCAACCACGGGCCAATCTTCACCTTGTAGTTGAAGCGTTCCAATATGTCATTTTCATAATCTTTTAGTAAAATCGTATTAGACTTCACAGAGACTTCTTGAATACGCTCGTAGTTAGCAAGAAACTTCCAATCGTCTAATGCTTCATCGTCTGGGCCATCTTCATGTTCGCCAGAAAATCCAAATCTTTGAGCGACCCACCTTACTGCGTCGTTAAGGTCAAAGTCTTTATCCCATTGGATTTTCGCAACTTTGATGACTAACTCAAACGGGTCGAAATATTCGTCGCAACCAGTGAAACACTTGAACAGACCTGTATTCTCATAATAATACAATTTACGACTACCTTCTCCAGGAGGATTGTGGCAGATAGTAGAAGAGGTGAGCCCGAACGATGTGCGTCCGGGATCACCGCCAAATTCTTGAAGTAAATCGTATATATAGTCAGTTGTAAGTGCTTCTCTGATTTTGACTTTATCAAAGACGAGCATTAGTTGATGTCAACAAGGACCTTGACGCAATAGCCCTTCAGACCGCACTCCTGATTTACATACTTACACAGGACTTCCTGGGGAGTGCCAGGCAACTTACCGCTCTTGGACTTAGCTGCCTTCAGAATCTCTTCTGCCATCAGCTTGCCCATCTTATACTCGATGGTGCCAGCACAAACATCGGGAGCGGGCTGACGAATGTCGCTCTTACTGCCGAAGTCCTTATTACGGGGAGCGTTGTTCTTATTGCGGTTGAAGTTACCCTTGGTCTTGTTATTTCTCTTGTTGTCATTCTTTACAAACTCTGCCATATTATTTATCTCCTTTATATTTCCAATTCCAAAATCGGAATCGTGTAACAAATTTAGTTTAGCTCTCAACCCTCGTTGCTTAGTCGCACTCAAAGGCAGATTCTTCGTCGATTCTAATTCGTACATCATCAATACTTACCATTTCATAATCATAGGTAGTGCAGAACATTGGCTTGATTCTACATACACCCAAGTCTGCCTTACACCACAAAATTACACCCTTGTATCTTCCTCGTCTATTTTTGTAAACCGACATTTTGATTGTAGGTCTTTCAAAAACATTTGTAGACAAGATATTTTCCAGAGCAACAAGGTCATCGTCTTTTACCGCCAATAGAATTGAACCATAGTCAATCTTATCCGCAATAGACTTAGCACCACGAAGTAGATTTTGGTCAGGAGTCTTACTGTCTTGATAATCGCCATTTAGCTGAGTAGCAGACATAATAAATACTCCATATTGATTACAAATATCTTTCAAACGAGTGGATAACATAAATAGAATATTATCTTCTCTCAATTTTACGCCGCCAGATCGACGAGTAATTTCTTCCAAGATTTTTAGACTTGTATGAATATAATCATGGAAAATATATTTGACACCATGGTCGCGAATATTCTTCTTGATTTTATTCTCAATATCCTGAAGAGAGAAGTCAGGAAGTTCTTCTACATAAATTGGACTCTCTTTTAAGAGTTTTGCGGCCTGAAGCACGCGCTCTTTTTCACCCTCGCCATATTCACTGTAAATGATATGTTCCTCATTTACATTAGACAAGAATGCCAACATCATAGTTTGAATTTCCTCAAGGTCCTGCTCTGTTGCGATGAATAGGACTGGT